AAGCAACAAAGAATCTTTTAAGAAAAGCAAACGAAGAAGCAGACATCGATGCACAGACGAACGCACAACAAAAACTAGCAGCTCTTGCTGTTGAAGCTCAACGTGTACAAGCTTTGAATCAAGAGCGCACTGCAAGAGCAGCGCAAACAGAACAGGTAACACAAGATATACCAAGAGGACCAGCACCACAGCCTCAAGAATATTCTGAACCAGATCCTAAAGCTCAAGCATGGGCAGAAGAGAATCCTTGGTTCGGAAATGACAAGGCTATGACCATGACCTCTTTTGCTTTTCACGAAGATTTATTGTCAGAAGGGTTTGACCCAACAAGCGATGAATACTATAGTGAGATAAATAACAGGATTCGAAAAGAGTTTCCTCATAAGTTTAACGGAGAAGAAACTCAAACGAGCCAACCCGCTCAGACGGTAGCACCAGCGAAGCGAAGTGCAAAACCAGGGCGCAAAACTGTGAGACTCACACCCTCACAGGTTGCAATAGCAAATAAATTGGGTGTGCCTTTAGAAGAGTACGCGAAATATGTTGAATAACGTGGAGCAACGTAAATGACTGAAAATAATAAAAAGACTGACGAAAATCGTCAACCACGCGAAGCCCAAACTCGCGAGAAACAAGTAGCGAGAAAACCATGGGCACCCCCATCTGCTTTGGACGCACCTACACCTCCCGAAGGTTATGTTCATCGTTGGGTGAGATTAGAAATCAGAGGACAAGATGATCGTAAGAATGTCATGTCTAAGATGAGGGAAGGATGGGAACCTGTGAGAGCAGATGAATATCCTGACTTTGAATCTCCGACAATCGATGATGGTAAGTTTGAGGGTGTTATAGGCGTTGGTGGTTTAATACTATGTAGGATTCCTATTGAAACTGTACAGGAAAGATCTGAATACTTTGCAAATAAAACGCAAAGCCAGATGGATGCTGTAGATAACGATATGATGAAAGATGGTACACACCCTAGCATGTCTATAAGTAGACCAGAAAGGCAGTCGCGCGTAACAATTGGTGGAACTCAAGGTTCGTCAAACAACTAAGAGTTCTTTATATTAATTCTTGTAAATTAGAGAAAGAATATGGCAAATGTAGATAAAGCCTTTGGTCTAAGACCATACAAAGGACTAAATGTCGGTTCAGCCGTTCAAGAAGCTAATAAATATAACATTAATCCATCAGGATACGGTACAAGCATCTTCCAAGGTGACTTAACTATATTCAACGGAGGATACATCGAAAGATCAGCAGCTAGTTCTGCTAATAACGTAGGTGTTTTATCTCATGTTTTTTATACAGCTACTGACGGAACTCCCACTTTTAAGAATTACTATCCAGCATCTACAACGGCACTTGGTAGCGGAGACATAGAAGCTTACATCTATGACGATCCTAATCAATTGTTTGTTGTCCAAGCGGATGGTGCTTCTACTATCGCAGCTATCGGCAGAAATGCTGATACTGATGGTATTGGTGGTAGTACAACAACTGGCGTTGCTACTCGCGAGCTCGACTCTAGTACACTAGCAACAACCCAAGGCCTTCAGCTAAAGGTTGTGGGCGTAGTTCAAGACGATAAAAACGGAGACCTTTCAAGCAATAATGCGAACTTAGTTGTTCTCATTAATGAACATGCTTACAGAGGTCCTGTAGCTGGAACATAAGGAGTAAATTAAATGGCAATTTCTAGAGGACAATTAGTCAAAGAGTTACTTCCAGGCTTAAACGCATTATTCGGTCTTGAGTACGACAGATATGAAAACGAACATGAAGAAATTTTTGACGTTGAAAACTCTGATCGTGCTTTCGAGGAAGAAGTAATGCTAACAGGCTTTGACCAAGCACCCGTTAAATCAGAAGGAGCTGGCGTAGCGTTTGATTCAGCCCAAGAGGCGTTCACGTCACGTTATACCCACGAAACCATAGCTTTAGCGTTTAGCATCACAGAAGAAGCGGTAGAGGATAACCTATACGACAGATTGTCGGCTAGGTATACTCGTGCGCTTGCAAGAAGTATGTCAAACACTAAGCAAGTCAAGGCGGCAGCTGTATTGAATAATGCTTTCAATTCAAGTTTCCCTGGCGGCGATGGAAAAGAACTTTGCGCAACAGATCACCCAACTGTAGGTGGTCCTAACTTGAGCAATGAACTTTCAACATCTGCTGACCTAAGTGAAACTTCACTTGAGCAAGCATTAATTGATATCGCAGCTTTTACTGACGAACGTGGTTTGAAAGTAGCTCTACAAGGAACGAAATTAATCATTCCTAAAGAACTACAATTCGTAGCTGATAGAATATTGGAAACTCCAGGCAGAGTTGCTACGTCTGATAATGATATTAACGCCATGAGAAACATGGGTATGATCCCTGAGGGTTATACAGTTAATCACTATCTGACTGACACCGATGCCTTTTTCATTAAGACTGATGCACCGAACGGTTTCAAAATGTTTAATCGTTCACCAATCAGAACTTCAATGGAAGCTGATTTCGATACGGGTAATGTTAGGTACAAAGCTAGAGAAAGATACAGCTTTGGATTCTCGGATCCACGTTGCGTCTTTGGTAGCCCAGGAGCATAACACTCGATTAGTTTAATGGAACCCAGCTGGGGGTTTCTTACTCAACCCAGCAACCTTATCTTTTTTCTACACAACCCTATTTTTTTCTGATACGATAATCTCATACCGAGATAATTTGTTATACCAACTGACTCGGCAGACTCACTCCAAGATGGTGTAACACATTTAGTTAGGAGAAAAATATGGCTAAATCAACATTTTCAGGACCAGTCAAATCTTTGGCTGGATTTATATCAGCAGGTAGTTCAGCTTTTGTTAGCTTAACAGCCGATACTTCACTTACAGTAGCAGCACACGCAGGTAAGATACTTACTTGCAATGATGCAGATGGTAAATTTACTTTACCTTCAATCGTAGCTACCACTCCAAGTGACTCTACTGATCCAAACCAACTTAATAACATAGGTGCAAGTTTTTTCTTTGTAGTAGAAACAGCTGCTACCGATATGGATATTAAAACAGATGGAACAGATAAATTTGTAGGTGGACTTTACAATGGTAAAGATGATGCTACAGGCAAAACTTTTATATCTGGTGCGTCTAATGATGTTATCACTATGAATGGATCAACTAAAGGTGGGCTTGCTGGTAGTATCGTAAAAGTAACTGCAATAGCTTCTGCTAAGTATGCTGTTGAAGGAATCATTTTAGGTTCAGGAACTATAGTTACACCATTTGCTGACGCTTAATAGGAGACTAATATGAGTTCAGATGTAAAAGCATCCGTTCCTTTAACTAGCTCAGGACAGCTTCAAGGTTATATTGGAGCCTCAGGAGCTGGAACTGCTACTAATTTAGGCTCAGTAAGAATACAGTCCATACAAGCTCAATCTAGCGATGCTGATGCACAAATCATTATTTATGATGGTACAGGTGCTAGTGGCACTAGAATAATAGCTCAGTTTAAGTTTGGTTCTGCAGCGAACGAATCTTTCGATCACTACATACCAGGCATGGGCTGTCGTTTCACAGAAGGAGCTTATGTAGCTTTGACTAACTGCGACTTTTTTGTTGCATATTACAATTAAGGATTAGATATGTTTAAAAAGACTAAAGGTTACGCTCAAGGTGGTAAGATGAAAACCAAAGGCATGAGAGCTGGAGGAATGACTACTAAAGGCTACAAGATGGGCGGTAAAGTGTCTGGCGGTAAAATGAAAACCAAAGGATACAAAATGGGTGGAAAAGTCGGCATGAAAACCAAAGGATACAAAATGGGTGGAAAAGTCGGCATGAAAACCAAAGGCATGAAGAAAGGCGGAAAAGTATAAGGCACAATAAATAGTGGCTTATTTACATAGTAATATACCGCACTTTAAGTGTTGGGTAAGACGAGAGTACACCCACAACCACGAAAAATACCATGGTGAGTTTTTACACGCCATGGCCGTGGGTGTTACTACAATGCCTTGTAGATGCCTTAGTTTTCAAGTCATATTTACAGGAGTTCTTTCAGAAGAACAGGAAGAACAAGGGATGGAAAACGTGTACGGCGGTGCAATGTGGGCAAGAATGCCTATTACTGCTTTAGTAGGAGACACGCCATTTGTTGAATGGCCAGAACCTATGGCCGTACATGATGCTCAGCCTTGGGACTGTTCTTCTCACAATCATGCAGTTTACGTTATAGATAGGGCAACACCATGTCCTTGGTTAGCAAAGATAGGTGGACAAATGTATCCAGCTAAATACTTGTTTACAGTAGATTAC